GCAAAAAAGTTTGTTCAATAACGTTCAAAGAAGTGCAAAACAGGTTGTACAATAGTTGTCTATGCGCTACATTGAAGGGGCAGAGTAATCCTCCCTGAACACTCTGCCATCTCCCAATGGAAGCCTGTTCGCCTCACCAACAAGCTCCTTACACTAAGCCCCGCTAACGCGGGGCTTCTTTTTTACAGGTTTGCTTTTGCATTTGATACTTGGCTTTCTATATGATCTTGCCTCAAATGCTTGGTCCAGTCAGCCACCACACTCACAGGCTTGCCAACCTTGTTGGATATTTCTCTATCGGACAGTGGTGGCATGACGATACCTTCACTGTTCGTCCAAGGCTGCGCGGCTTTAATAGCACGCTGCTTGGCTGTGCTTTCCGATACAATGCGTACGTTTTCTGTGTTCTCGTCTTCTAAGAATGCGATGTACATGACTGGTTCGTGGGCGTCGCTCCATTCACGCACCTTACCGTAGCGAAGCTCCATGCAAACTTGCAGCCTCTCACTTGGTGTGCGTACTGGAGCAGTTCCTAACATGGTGTACGGCGTCCGTGGTATGTCCCCGTCGTAGATGCCAGCCTTTACGTCTGCTGTTTCTTTGTCGGCGTACACTTGTGTCACCTTGATCTGGGTTTCGAGTACGGTCAACTGGTTTGAGCTTCCCGCTTCACGACCAGACCTGCCACCGTCTGCGGGCTTGTTGGAATGGTGTACAAGTATAACAGTCATACCTGCGTTACGAAGTGTAAGCGCAAGTTTGTTTATGTTCCCCCACTCTTCCGCGCTGTTCTCTTGTAATCCAGACCAAGCTGTACGGATTGTGTCGATCACCACTATCTCTGGCTTATTGAAGTTGATCCAGCTTTGCAGGTTGTTGATGCCAGCGTCTTCTTTCAGGTTCATCATCTTGTCGTCGATGAACGGCGTCCATATCATAAAGCGTCCCTCTGCGTCGCCAAATGAACTGCGTGACCTAGTAAGAAACTTGGATATGTTCTGCTTGCTGTTCTCGAAGTCTAAATAGAGAACACGTGGCTTCTTGTGTATGTCGAACGGCCCGAACGATGGCGCACCTGCTGAAGCTGCATACAACAAGTGACGTATGAACATCGACTTTCCGTGTCCAGAGTACCCATGGACCTGAATGATTGTACCTGTGTCGGGTATGATCGGATCAACAAAGTACCTTATCTTGCTCGCTTCCTCTGCAAGACGATCAGCGTCAAATGTTGTAATGGGCTTGAAGTTGCTTGGCTCTGGCTTCGGCTCTTCGACCTTTGGCTTCTTCTCTTCTTTTACATACGCATGGTCGATCACACTCTGGAACTCTTTCTTGTCAACCTTGTGTGGTTCATAAAAGAACTCGGCAACGTACTCTATCATGGACGCTTCGCAAGTCTCTCGTGTGTGTCCTTGCGCTGCCAACTCTCCAGCCAAACTCACAAGCATCTGATGACGATTGTCACCGACACCTGCCATAAGCTTGCGACCCATCTTATCTACAAGCTCTCGCGTTGTTTCGACAACACCTCTCTTTATCTTTATGTGCGCCAAAGACAGGTTGCCAAACTTGAAGTCGTCAAAAGACACGACGTTGCTTGGCTTGTCTGTGCCGTAGTTCTTGACTGGGTACAATGGAACGTCATCCCAATCGCCACCGCTTAACTGTGTATAGTTTGGCGTAGGTGGTACAAGTGCGATGCCCTTGTGGGCCTTGCGGTCCAATCCCTTTACAACATCTCTAGGCCATTCGACACCGTCAGCGTTGCTCCACGTCAGTGTCTTTATATGACCCGCGTCTTTAGGATACTTGAAGTAGAAGTGTTTACCTCGCTTGGTTTGAACAACCCAAGGCGTCTGCGTAAGACCAACTTCCCTAGCGTAAGCCTCGGCTTCCTCGTTGTCGCAATCGACAACAAGTACGCCACTAAGCTCACCTGTTACAATCCCAACGTAGCTGTTCGGGAATGCTTCCCACCATTGTATAACTTGTTCTTCGGTAGGAAACTTCCCTTCGTCATAAAGTTCGCCCCACTTTACGACTGGCCTCTTTTCGTTTGGGTGGATTGGAACAACCCACCAACCTTCATCCAGCATCTCCAATGCTGTATTCAGATACTCGCTCACTGTTTTCTCCCATGAAATATTGATCGAAGCTAACCCAAGGGAATGCTTCTTTGATACGTGATAGGTAAGCGGAAGACACACTGCCACGTCTCGCCCAACCATATGGTACGGAACGTCCTGTATTAAGACGACGTGACACCTCCCTTGCGCCTCCCAAGTCGTTGATTAAACTTTCGATGTCAAAGGTCATGTGTTTTTTCCTCTTGCAATGGTGTTGCTTATACGCTAAAGACAACTAATAGACAACCCTCAAACGTCAAGGATCAACTATCATGGAAGACATTATATTTGGCGACAGCTATATAAAACTCCCCCCAGAAGTTCGTTTGAAAGAGGAAAGGTTGAAGGACTTAGGCTCGAAATATGTCGAGGCAGAAGCTAAACTTCAACACCTCAAAGATACGCTCTCCTATATAAAGGAGAGCATCTTGGCTGAACTTCCAGAGGAACCTGCCGAACACACGCTTGCATTAGAAGACGGACGCACAATGGTGGTCCGTATTCCAGAGAAGTGGTCTTGGGATAAGAAGCGTCTCAAAGACATTTACGACAGCGTAGCAACACCAGACTGCGTTAACACAAGCTTCACAGTAGACCGCAAAAAGTTCGAGGCCGCACCAGAAGAAGTGCGCAACGTTTTGTCTGAAGCGTTGACCATCGAATGCGGAGCAGCAACAATCAAGGTATCATAATGAAAATACAACCGTTAAAAACAAACGACGTTTCTGTTAAGGGTTCGTCAAAGGTTCTGGTGTACGCACACCATGGAGCAGGGAAGACAACACAAGCAGCCAACTACCATGATCGGTACGGCAAGGGTCTTGTGATTAGTGGTGAAAGTGGATTGTCGTCTATCGCTGACAGAGAGATCGACTATCTACCGTTTACAACTTTTGATCGCCCCGCAAAGAATGGCTATTCGTTCAAAGACATTGTTGGATACGTCAGTTCCGACGACTTCAAGGAAGCAGGGTACAAGTGGATTTGCATAGACAGCGCAACCGAACTTTCACAGCGTTGCTTTGCTGACGTCGAGGCCGAACTATCGGGATCGAACAACGGCTTTGAAAAGTGGGGTCTTTACGAACGTAAGATCACAGCAGCATTGAAGTGGGTGCGCGATCTACCGATGCACGTACTGATTACCGCGCTTGCAGCAGAAGAGGCAGACGACAATGGCGTCGTTAATTTCTGGCCCATGCTTGTACAGAAAAAGGTACAAAAACTTGTACCTGCTTTGTATGACCACGTGTTCTGCCTAGTACGCAAGACAACAGACAACAACGGCAAGATGGACGTACGCCGTTACATTATCACCGAGCAAGTTCATGGATGGCATGGCAAGTCTCGTGATCCCCACCGTCGGCTTTCAGCTATTGAGAATACCGACGACGTAACCCAACTCTTGGAACGCATCTACATGACTGAACAAGAGTACAACGATTATCTATCGAAAGGACCAAAAGACGATGTTTAATGGTTTTGGAAACATTGACCTATCAAACCTCAAAGATGACCGCCAAACAATGTTAGATGTCGGCAAGCACGAGGTTGTTATCAAGGACGCAAAGGTTGAGGCCAATGCGGACAAAGGTACGCACCAGTTAGTTTTGAATTATGAAAACAGCGACGGTGCAATTCGCCAGTGGATTTATCTGAACCACCCGACGAGCGAGAAAGCTACCGAGATTGGCTTGCTACAAGTCAAGAAGCTGCTGCTTGCAATCGGTCACGATGGTGAAAGCACACCTGATGATGTCGCGTACCTACGTGGCAAGAAGGTAGGCATCAACATTGTGAACGACGAATACAATGGCAACGTACGCAAGAAGGTCAACTATCACTTCAAGTTAGAAGAGAAGGCCGAAGGCGCAAAAATAGACGACGAGATACCATTCTAAAATGCACCCAGTTCATCCGAAGGTCGCCAATGTCCTTGAGGCAATAGACAAAGGCTACGCTAAAGAAAATCGGGGAGACGCAAGACAGTACATCGGTGCGAGCATGGCTGGCACCGATTGCATAGCACAACTCGCATTATCTTTGCGTGGCTACCCAGACACATCTGTTGACCCACAGTTGCAAAGAATTTTCTTTGCTGGTCACAAGATAGAAGACTGGGTTGTCTACGATTTAAGGAAACGAGCCGACCTTCGGGTGTGGGAAAAAGACGATATGACTGGACGCCAACACAGGCGTGAATGGTTGAACGGTCACGTCGTTTGTAACGCCGATGGTATCGTTGATTTCGAAGACGGTACTGGGCAAGCAATTCTTGAGGTCAAGTCGATGAACGACAACAACTTCAAGAACTTTCAAAGGAATGGTGTTAAGAGTTCGCAT